GGGCTAACCTTCAATGTTTTGCGTGTTAACTATCTGATTATCAAGTAGTTAAGTATTTGAGGTGTGAATGAATGTTAAAAGTACATTATCTATATAATGTAATGGATAGATAAAGTATTGATTCTTAATATGTTGACTATCAGATAGCATAAGAGGGTATACACCCCCTTTTGAAGAACCGGATTTTGCCGCCACTCTGATCCTCATAAATTTTTTCCTATTTTTTACGCAAATATCACCTTTAACCAGATAACCTACCCAATAATCAGTCTATCTCAACATTATCCTAACTATACCTACAGGATTTAACCAGACAAACTATACGTTTAATGGAGTGTCGTAAAATATGATATTTCTATTTTGTGCGGACTATATGTTAAATGTGTAGTTAACAAATGTTATAGAATAGCCATTATACACACAAAACGGGAGAATGTTAACGTCTACATCCTGTTATGACATTGACTATAATGGACGAGGTGTGATTTTTGTGTAAGCAATTACCTATAAAAAGTCTCCGTCAGCAAAATATATCTTAATCAACTCATTAAACTTATAAATATATAAGAAATATAAATATATAATATTCTACTCTCTATAGCAAGCCTTTTAGTTAAATATATATAATATTATTTTTCGTAGGACTTATTGGGTATTTGTATATTACCTTTGTAATCAGTATTTACAGAGGATTTAAGTCATCATTCTGGGGTCGGGGGTATTATTTAACATTTGCCTAATCGGTTTTATTTGTTATGAGATACTTTTTCTGTTGATTGGAAAGTTTTTAGGGTATTTACAAAACACATCACACAGAGCTTTATAATAAACATATAATCAATTAGTTATACGCCCTAAGTGTGCGAAACGTTAAGGAATTAACAAAATACCAAAATGCACAAGAACTTAATAAATAACTAATAGACAATACGATACTATAAATGAAGAAAGTAAAACTAAATAACGGAAGATACGCGCTGGTAGATGATTTAGACTATTGGAGGCTTAAAGAATGGAAATGGAGAGCTGTAATAAGTGGAAGAACTATTTATTCAAACAGAAATGATCGAACAGGAGATAATCAGAAAACTATTTTAATGCATAGGTTCATACTTGGACTTACAGATAGAAATATACATGTAGATCATATTGATGGCAATGGACTTAATAATCAAAGGAGTAATTTGCGACCATGTACTGCGGCAGAGAACTGTATGAATAAGCGACCGTCTAAGAGTAGTATTTCAAAATATAAAGGTGTCAGATTAAATATAGCTAAGGGAATTTATGAAGCCGGAATACATACTAATACGAAGTTTACGCTGATAGGGGTTTATAAGACAGAAATTGAAGCCGCATTAGCTTACGATGCATATGTTGCCATAGAACACGGTGAGTTTGCTTGGCTTAATTTTCCAAAAGAAAAAATACAACAAAAAAGGCACGTGTTTCATAAACATATAGCATCCCCAAACATAAAACCAATTAAACCAACAAATCAATGAGCGTATTAAAAAACATGAGTATCGGTGCATCTAAAGGTGTTACCGTAGCAACATATATCATAGGCATGGACATGTTTTGCTGTCCGATCGTCTGTACGCATTATATCCCTATCACTGTGGCACGAAAGACATATCGCTGACACGTTAGTATTGATTAAAATAATTATCGCTCTACGGGGCTTAAAATAAGAAATAAGAATATGATAATAATTTTTAGAATACTCGCTTTTCCTTTTATCCTATCACTGGCTATTCTGTCATCTATAATGAGAATAGGATATTTCGCTTATCATTTTTTAATGTATGGCGGCGAAACAATGGTTTATTTGAATAAAGATGAACCTAAGACGATAAATGATGTGTGGACTGAATTACATGAATTTAACAATAATAATAAATAAAAATCAAAATTATGGCAAATCAATTGAGTTTTACAGGTGAAATTATGGAAATCTTTGGCATTCAGATTATTGAAAGTAAAGATAAGACAAAACAGTGGGCTAAGCAAGAGCTTGTGATTCAAGAAACAGAAGGTCAATATCCTCAATCGGTTGTCGTAGAGGCATTTGGTCAAGATAAAATTGACAAAGATATTTCACCTTATGCAGTCGGTGATATTATCGAATGTTGGTATAATGTCAAGGCTCGTGCGTATGACAAAAAAGATGGTAGTCGCGGAGTAAGTGGATCGAATGGGATATGGAAAATCGTCAAACAATCTGCTAATCAGGGTTCTAAAACCGGAAATAATTCTTATGTACCGACTGTAACAGACAGTCAACCAGCGGAAGAGGATAATCTGCCTTTTTAACCTAAACCTATAACTATGGAAATTACAAAAGTTTGTTTTAAATGTAGAACCGAAAAACCACTATCTGAATTTTATAAACACAGCAAAATGCCGGATGGGTATTTGGGAAAGTGCAAGGAGTGTACTAAAAACGATGTCCGGTTAAATTACGAGTCAAAGATAAACGATCCCGAATATATTGAAAAAGAAAGACTTCGTGGTCGTGTAAAATATGCTAAATACAAGTATGTAAATAAAGTTCAGCACGTTGAGAACAGAACGACTGCAAAGTACCTAAAAAATCAAGGAGTTGATTTAACCGGAAAGGAAATACATCACTGGAATTATAATTTAGACAAGAGTGTCTTTTTACTTAACCCAAGAGCGCACAAACTGATTCACAAATATATAACATTCGACAAAGAATCAAATATGTTTATGAAAGATGGTGTTATAATAGAGTCTGTATCAGATACATTAAGTTTTATTCTCGATGTATTTGATAAACACAAAGTGGACTATGGAGTTGAATTTCTCGACTATACATTTAACGACAAGCCTTAACCCAGCCAACTACAACAGATGTAAAAGTCTGTTGTAGTTTAAAACTAAATGACCATGAAAATATTGAGTAATAAGAAATATAGGTATTTTGTAGACTCAATTCGCAATCAAACAATTGCAATTGCAAAGCTACACGCTAAAATAGAGGATAATGAAGATTTATCATTTGATCTTACTATGAGAAACGTAAATCTATCTGATAGAATTGCAGAATTACAAATTGCACTAATAAAAAATTCTGACCAAAATAAAACAATTCAAACTAATCCGGTAGTCAATCAAGATTTACAAGACTGGCTATTATCTCAAAAGTTCAATTCTACAAGTTCAGATCAGCCAGAAAGATTTTTCGAATTTCCATTTAATGTATAAAACAAAATAAATATGCCGATAACACCTAATGAGTTCTGCCAGTGGAAAGGAGAAGTTGATGCGCCAAATAGAAAGCCTGTTATAAGTAAGGTTTCTTTAGAGCGTTACTTGACTCAACAGGGATTCTATTGCTGCTATGACGACTCTAACCAAAGTGATATTCATATGGTTAGGGTTATTGATAGACGAATCTATAACTGCGGAACTAATATCATGTATAACTATCTGGTTAACGTACTGGAAAAGGAACATTCTCAATGGCTTGATGCACTAAAAGATTATATCGTATTGCTATTTAAGCCGACTATCATACAAATGAAACGTCTTGAACCTAAGATGTTGCGCGATACCGATACGACAAGTTACATCCCATTTAATAACGGCGTAGTTACCGTTACACGAACCGGAGTTGAATTAAAATCGTATAGCGAACTTCTTACCGGAAACACATATATTCTAAACAGTAAAATTATCCCGCGCAATATAGATTTGCAATTCGCGAATTACGAATCAGGTGTATGGAATAGATTTCTAACGAATGCTGTTGGCGAAAAAGGATTGCCATATCTGAAACGTGCATTAGGCTACATGTTGCACACTCATAAAGATAAAAGTAATGCTAAAATTGTATTTTTATCCGATTCTACCTCCGGCAATCATAGTCGGGCAATGGGAGGCTCTGGAAAGTCACTAATCTCATATTCAGCACTTAACGAACTTAGGAATGTATTTTACGAAGATGGAAAGAGTTTCAATCCTAAAAGTACGTTTAAGTTTCAAGGATTATCTATTGATAACGATATTTGCTGTATTGATGATGTTGTAAAAGAGTTTAACCAAAAGGTCATATATAATCTAACTACAGGGAATTTCAGCTCGGAAGAAAAATATAAGGCGCGTAAGATAATCGACTTTCAAGATTCATGTAAGTTCATTATAAACGGGAATTATGGCATTTCGTTAGACGATGATTCTGATATTAGACGAACTTGTATTATCGGACTTACCGATTATTATAACGCCCGAAATACTCCAATGATGGAATTCAAGCATAGATTTTTTAGCGAATGGACTGGCGATAGAGCTATTGAATATCAGTACTTCTACGCGACTATGTTTTCCTGTATTCAAATGTACTTACAGTCAGGCATGGAATCATACAAATATGAACAGGTAGCTAAGAAAGGTACAGTTAATAAATATCCCGATACACTAATCAAATCAATCAATACCGTTAAGCATAACTTTATTGGAATTGCCAATGCTATGACACAGGAAGATATTAAGGAACGAATTGGCAACTATACGACCGACTGTATCAAAGCATTAAAGTCTATAATGGAATCGGACGGATATGATTGGTTAAAAGATAGAAAACGAGTAATAGGTAAGGTAAACCCAGCCGACTTATATTATTTTAAAAAGAAATAATTATGCAGAAAATTGATTATTTGGAAATGTTAAGACTTCAAATGCTTAACGATAAATGGCACGTTAAACTTAAACGCTGGTTTGATTTGCAATTTTGGATGGCGTATTGCCTGATATTCAATAGCCGGATATGTCGATATTTTAAATACAAAAAACTAAAACCATGAACTATACCTATAAACAATATGTGGCTGATTTGAAATCACAATTATGCTGCAACGATCCATTACCGGATTGTATATCTTATGATTATACCGACGATCAAATTGATGATAACTCTAAATATTTTAAGAACTGTCATAAACGTGGATTATCTGCCTATAAAGCACTATTATTCTTTAGCGATTATATGGAAGGAGATTACGAATTATGATGCCGAAATATGAGGTTAAATACACGATTAATAATCATCACATGCGAACGACCGTAGAAGCACGATCTGAAAAACAGGCGGTCGCTATAATACAACAGCGATTAGTTATATACTCGGCTGTTAGAGTAGAAGATGACGAATTAACTAAACTCCGTAATATGTTTCATATATGACAAACGAAGAAATTAAAGAACTGTTCTTTCAATCCATTGCTGATTATAAAGAATACAATCCGGCAATAGTGTATAAAAAGACACATCGTAAACCATTAAAAGGTAGACACTTATTTCATTTAATTAAATTTGGATATATACATCCGTTATACTTTATGCGATGACTAAAGAGGATTTTGATAAATTGGTGGGTAATATTAACGAAAAGAAAACTTCAATGACTAATGCCGAGATAGGAATACCGGAGTATTCTATACGAAAAGTACCGAAGAAAAAAAAACCGTATAAGAAAAGCCAATCTCTTTATGATTTAGACATCGCATATCAAACTTGGTGGTATTCTAATAAACATATCGAAGGTTCATTACAGGTTAAGTCCGGCTTTTCTGATAATAAAGCTAATGATTTGCAAAAGGCAATTCAAGCGTGGTACTTTATGAACGGAGGTTATGCAACGAGGCGCAACACGCAGGGCACATACTCGGTAGCACTTGGTAAATATATCAGATCGGGAGCAACTAACGGTGCGGAGGATGTTGACGGGACGCTTAAAGGATTAAATGTTAAGGTAGAAGTTAAAATAGGTTCGGATAAACAACGTCCGGCACAAATAGCCTACCAAGCACAAATAGAACGTGCTGGCGGTAAATATATCATCGTTAAATGTTTCGATTCATTTTTAGAACAAGCAAAAATAATTTATAATTTATAAAAATAAACAATATGAAAATTACAGATTTTAAAGAAGGTGATTTAATTTGCAGAACCGCTAAGACGGAAAAGTATGTAGCCGATTCAGATTATATCGGTGCGTGTTTTATGTTTTCAGAAATAGTAGATGGTATAATATCTTTAATGATGTTGTTTTATCCGCCTAATAAAAATGAAAATGGAGAAATCTACGAATTGGAGCTATCTAAATATGATGATAATTTTTGGAGCTTATGCAAGTCTACTAAACTTAGGCGACCCGAAATTATAGACGGAGTGCATGTAAAATTATCCCGCTTAAAAGAAGTGGGGGATGAAAATTCGATAATATTATACGAATCTATATTGAATACGCTGAAAAATGCAAAGTAGTAACACGCTTTCATACGTCAGTAACGATTCTAACTACTGGGCTAAGATGCAAATAATCGGACTTCCTTTTGCAATGCAGGACATGGTTAGGTTTTGTCTTGGTGATTATATTGCCGGAGGTAGTAGCCGTATGGTATTTGATTGGAAATTTAGACCGAATACCGTTATTAAATTCTGTAAGGCAGATGATTGTCAATCGAATTGGACTGAATATGCTGTATGGGAATCAGTAAAAGATACCAAATACGCTAAATGGTTTTCTCCGGTAATAGATATATCTCCATGTGGCAGATTCTTATTAATGGAAAAAGCAAAGGAAATTAAAATAGAGGATAAGCTACCAAAGAAATTGCCGAACTTCTTTACCGATATTCATACTGGGAATTTTGGGTGGATTGATAATCGGCTTGTCTGTATAGATTATCAATTTATAAGTAGGGCTTTAGACTTATCATTTAACACTAATATGCGGGATGCTGACTGGACTAAGTATTTTTGAAAAAATAAACTGTAAAATAATTGACATAACCTAATTTATTCAGATATTTTATGTATCTTTGCAGTCTAAACATTTTATTAACCAATTAAACAAAATATGAAACAGAAAATTTATGAATTTAGCGTCGGTGGAGAAAAGGAATGGGTATGTGCTGATACATTGATCGAAGCATTAAAGTATTATTATGATTTAACAGCAATGTCAATATCTGAATTTGAAAACGATGATGATATAATTGAAATTCCAAAAGAAAAATGGGCTGAAATGAAAATTACCGATACGGAGGGTATCGAAGATGACGAAACCGGATTTCCTATTTTGATGACATTTGCAGAATATATGGAAACTGCAAATAGATGTGATATTATTGCAACAACCAACTATTAACTCAAAACATAAACAAAATGAAAAAAGCCTATTTGCATTTCAATGACGTTAACGAGGATGATACCTGTGGTTAGCGATTAAATTAAGTTGCCGGAATAGCTCAGTTGATAGAGCAATTGATTTGTACTCAATTTGTCGAGGGTTTGAATCCTTCTTCCGGCTCAAATAAAACATAAGACGGGAGGTAGATATATTAAAGTTAGCCGTTAGGTTTTAATATACAATTCTCCCCGAAGAATAAAGGTGGGATGCTCCATTGGAACTGACAGCTATAGAGTTGCGCATTGAAAGCTAACCCACCTATGATATAAATTCAGATCGAAGCAGACAGATAATTTGCGGATTGAGCCGGATGGAGAAATCAATTATTATCAACTTAGGCATAAGTTAGTTTGTGTAGATGTAACGAGAGGTTGTAATACCTATATAGGACAAGAGTTCCGAAAAAATAGCAACGTGTATTCCTTATGCGAGGACTGGATTTCTTATTTTTCTATTTTCGACTTTAAATGAATCGTCCTACCGATTTAAATACTTCTTTTCATTTTTTAATTGCATTCATTTTTTTATGCCGACACTGTGAAGTATCGGCATTTTTTTTGTGTCATACCGAACTCATAGCAATATATTTGGAGTACGCAAATTATTTCCTATTGTTTAACATTATTTATATAATAGCTGGGCACAAATAGGTATATTAAGAATTACCTTTGTGAACAGAAATTAAAAAATAGTATCAGTAGTGCGATACTCAACGACTTAAAAACGGCAATCGTAACTTTCACAAGCACTACAGTGAATTTTATGGTTGCCTATTTTTTTAACTATGAATAAAATACGTCCGAGGATTTCAGAATTAGAATATGCTTTAGTATTAAATAGTAGAAAAGCAAAAACAGAAAGAACTGTTTTGGTGATTGGTGATTTACATGCACCATTTATTAAAGAGGGTTATTTGGAATTTTGCAAAGAAATGTATGTAAAACATAATTGTACGTCGGTTGTATTTACGGGCGATATACTTGATAATCACGTAGTTAGCTATCATGAAAGCGATCCTGACGGGTTTGGTGGAGCAGAAGAATTGAGATTGGCTAAAATTCAAATAAAAGGATTCTATGAAGCATTCCCTAACTCTAAGGTTTGCCTCGGTAATCACGATGCCTTACCTAACCGTAAAGCCTACTCTAATGGAATTTCAGCAAGTTGGATTAAAACGATTGATGAAGTTTTGGAAGTTCCTAATTGGAGCTTTGCAGAAGAATGGATGATAGACGGTGTAAAATACATTCGCGGTTTAGGAATGAAGATTAGACCGAGAGTAATGTCTGAAATGTGTTCCTGTGTTATTGGGCACTATCATTCCGAATCTGAATACATTGCCTTTGTAAATGAAAAGGATTTATTGTTTGGATTACAGGTAGGTTGTGGGATGGATCGCAAGAGCTATGCGGCAGCGTACGGTAAGCACTTTAAAAAACCACAACTATCTGTGGGACTGGTGTTTGATAATGGTAGACAAGGAATGTTAGAACATATGAAAATGTAAATCATGGAAGGTATAGAAGAAATTTGGAAAGATATAGTAGGCTTCGAGGGAAATTACCAAATAAGCAATATGGGAAATATAAAATCACTATCAAGGGAAATATTTAACGGAAAGGTTATTTTTATTTCAAAAGAAAAGATACTTAAGCCCGGAAAAGCAGGAAGTGGATATTTATTTTGCGTTTTGCGTAAGGATGGATTTAAAAAGATAAGCTCAAACCACCAACTGGTTGCAGCCGCATTTTTAGGACATAAACCAGGGCTTGACGGATTAATTGTAGACCATATTAATGGAGATAGGCTCAATAACAACATAAAAAACCTAAGACTTACAACTTATAGAAATAATATGGGCGAGTGCTTTAGAATAGATAGAGATAGACTTTCAAGCAAATATACTGGGGTCTGTTGGGGAAAACACGCACATAAATGGATAGCCGCAATAAGAATTAATGGCGAGCGAAAACATCTCGGTTATTTCAAAGATGAACTGGTTGCATCCGACGCATACCAACAAGCATTAAAATCAATTATCCAAAATTAGCAATGAAAACCAAATTCACAGACATAGCACATTATTTCAGATTCGTAAATAATTTCAACGGCGAATTAGTACTTCGTGGATTATCAGCCTTTTGCGATGGTAACGAAATAGCACATTTAGAAAAAGAGTATCTACCTAAAAACCTAAAAAAGAAATTATGATTATCACAATTCTCGGTATGAGTTGCAGTGGCAAAGACACATGCGCTCGCGAATTACAACAATCCGGTTTCGACTTTGTAATATCAACAACTACCCGACCAATGCGAGATGGCGAAAGTCAGGGCAATCCATATCATTTTGTATCGGATGAAACGTTTCAAATGTTAATTGACGGAAATCATTTGATCGAATATCGTAAGTATAATACTTTAGTAGATAACAAGCCTGCTACATGGTGGTACGGCGTTCAGAGAGCCGCTATCGACAGTACTAAGGACTATTGTGCCGTTCTTGATATGGTCGGCTTAGATGGCTTTAAAAAGTACTTCAATAACGAGGTAGTTTCATTCTATCTTGATGTGCCGGATGACATAAGAAAAGCCCGATGTATCAAACGAGGTGATTATAATGAATCGGAATGGAATAGACGACTAATTGATGACAATATAGTTTTCGCACCGGATATTGTGAAAGAACAAGTCGATTGGAAGTTGGGTAATGTGCATAATGTAAATGCAGCGAAAGAGGTGTTGGGTATAATTGAATGTGTAAAAAATAAGTATTTATGATAATATGTGTGGATTTTGACGGAACTTGTGTTACTCACGATTTCCCATTAGTAGGTAAAGATATTGGAGCAGTTCCGGTTTTAAAACGATTAGTAGAACAGGGTCATAAATTGGTATTGTTTACCATGCGTAGTGATATTGAAAATCCAACGAGTAATGATTATAATATTCATTCTGTTGGAGGTAATTATCTAACCGATGCTGTAAATTGGTTCAAGGAAAATGATATACCTTTATTTGGTATAAATGAAAATCCAGATCAGAAATCGTGGACTAAATCACCTAAAGCATACGGACAGCTTTATTTAGATGATGCGGCACTTGGGTGTCCGCTACTATATCCAGATATGTCAGAAAGACCGTATGTAGATTGGCAGAGAGTAGAATTATGGCTGCAAAACGGAGGGATATTAAAATAAAAACTAAAATGGCTACCAAATTAACGGTAGCCATTGTTGTTTAATCATTTACGAGTATAGGAATTTCTTGACATCTACATCTCTGATGAACTGGAACGATCATTTCTTCTACCGGAAAAGTAAATCCAACATTGCCTTGACATGTAGCACATACCGTTGAATCATTAGCTGTCAATATGTATTTAAACATTTTTTTACCAGACCACGACATTCTATTCGATGTGTGATAAGCAACCATTAACATATCATTGTTGAGTCTTTCAATACTACGCATTCCTGATTTATAACCTCCGAAGGGTACTACCATTAATCGACTTGCTAATGCAGCTTTGAATAAAGTAGCATCTAAAGCATCTGTACTTGTGGTTGGACTGAATATATTTGACATAAACATATCATAGGTTTGAAATTGATCGAAACCTTTATCCTGTCCGATTGCTATGTATAATTCCAATTCGAATCGTAATCTTTGGGAATATATGCCAAGCCTTTCACCGTATGACTTTCCATAGCGTTCTGAATCTATCCAATCAACTGCATCCCAATCGGTAACTTCTATACCTAACTTTTTATTTAGTCTTGATGATATGTTCTTTTCTATATCGACACGATTCTTAATTATAGCTATAATATCTTTTCTCATAGCCGACATAACGATAAGTACTTTCTGATTTGTCGAGAACCGGAAATCTTTACCTTTATCTGGAAGTAACCATGCGATTGCGATTATATCCTTAGTAGCTGTCTTTATCCGGTCTAACACTTCATGTTGTGCTAAATTAGAGTTACTTATCGCTTTGGATAAATAACTATAACAAGCATCCTCAATTTCCCGCTTCGTCATCTTCTTCGTCATTTAGTCCGATATATTCTGCAATTTCTGCATCTACTTCGGGTGTTTGTTTAAATTGGTTTTCTATCTCGCTCTTATTCGGGCACTTAGAACAAAGTGGGGCTGGAAGGTAAAAAATTATTGATTTTTCTGTGGCAGATAATTCAGCACCCTTATCTTTATATTTAGCGTCGGAAAGTTCAGTTCTTTGTTTTATTGCTGCAAGTAACGTTATATCATCGGTTGCAACACTATCTATAATTCTCTGTAAGTCGATAAGAGTTTCAACACGTATTTCAGATGGTGTCTTATCTATTAACCTTTCGTGAACTTTATTTTCGACCTCATTAAATTCAGTATGTTCTATCCCTTTTAATTTACAGAACTCGTCAAATCCATGTTTATATATTTCAACTTTACGAAATTCCATGTATTGTATATTCTCTACCTTGTTAAAGAATATACTTGCACCCGAACGCTGTGAGTCAATGGCGGTATAAGCATCGCCTTGTGTAGCCCTACGAAACATGTCATAGGCAGTAGTTTGGTTCTGATTAGCTATTAATAAATCACACGCGAGCTTTCTTATTATCTCGTAATCTTCACTGCCGGATTTAATCACCCGCGATTCTTTCTTTTGAATCTTGGGTGGTGTATTGGTTTTTATAGGGATTGCCATTATACTTTAGGTTTAGGTTTAGCTGGTACGGGCGGTGTATCAATTGCGATTTGGGCGTTCTGTTCTGCAAGTTTCTTTTCCGCTAATGCTGCTTGATCTTCTAACCGTTTAGTTTCATCATTTGCAGCATAAGGCATATTTTCGGCAACTGTCTGTTCTGATAATGAACCGTTTTGTTTAGCCGTTCCGAGTGCCGTCATAACTGAGCCATCGTCTTGTGGTGTGTACATTTTAAATGACGCACTTATGTTTAATGCAATAAGTTCAGATGCTAATTTTGGTGTTTCGCGTATCATACCTTCTTTGACCAATGAATTAATTGCGTCAAGTGGCGCGTTAAATTCATGGTGTATTTGCACTCCGGTACGTTCTGTTGGGAAAAACATCATCTTCATAGAACCAGTTGGCATATCACCGGACGATTTACTTTTAGGGTAAACCATTCCAAGCGGGTTCATAATGCGTTCTGTCAGAATATCATAGGTTGTGGTAAACTGTGTTGATATATCCGCGCCTTGTAACATAGAGAACTTGCCATCTTTATCGGTAACAACCGTTGTAGCACCGCCCGTTCTATCCTGTCCTAATGATTCCGGTTTGTCAGTAGCAATATGATAAATGGCTCTCGTTTTGCTGTGATTATCTTCCGACAATTCAGATACAAGTATTTCTAATTTATCTATATTGTTTTGTGCCGGAGTCCAGAAAGCACCACCTTTTCTAAAATGATATACAACTGGTATGCGTTTGAATCCGTGCAATCCTTTACTAACCACAGCCCATGTAGAGTCGGTAAATTGTTTATAGGTAGTTGAATATGCGTTGTCTACTATATCACAATAAGAAACTAAATTACCAGCTTCCATTATTGAATAGAACCTACCGAAATACTCTAACTTACCATACTTATCATTTTTGGCATAAATACGCTCACCATCTAAGAATGAGAATATCTTAGTACATAAGACACCTTCATCGAAATAAAATAGTCCGGCGACATCTCCTACTGACAAAGCAGCTTTAATAAAATCGTTACGAAACGTTTCCATGTTTTTCGTGTCCCAGTACTCTTTATACTTTGCGATTAAATCGTATTTGTTTTCTCCTACCGTACTGTCTTTAAATTGAGTATGGTTGCCTAATACATGTGCAAGTATAATATCTATACACTCGAATTGTATTGGAAAAGCTAATCTGTCAACTTCTTGATAACCAATTAGTTTATCATCCTTATCAACTAATTCTATATCCTTATAGTAGTATCTATCAAATATCTTATGACCCGATACATGATACTCGTCATAGAACCGTTGCTGACTCACCTTCTCATCATCGTATTGTGAATTAAAGGTTTCATTAATGTAAGATTTTTTAGGTCGAGGAAACGACCAAATTTTGTTGAACACTATGAGTTCCGGTGTCATAATTATCTGCGTATTAATAGGTTATGTAATGTTCTAAGTTGTGTTTTAGGCATGGGCTTGAATGGTGTCTGCTTTCCTATGTCAAGGGCGAACCGATAGATTAAAGCGAGAATAACATCGGCGCTATGTGATATAATAGATTTAGTCATTTTGCGGTCAATTATTTGTAGTACACCTTCACGATCATCACGCCAACGAATTGCCCGTCTTTCACTCATTAAATGCTCTCTTAATGTTTGTCCGTAAAATGTCCGTTCTAACAGTTCTGGTTCAATGCTTATTCCACATTCCCCCGTGCCGTTATTATCTTTTAGCACATCTAAAAACTTGCTAACTACCTCTGCCTTAGCATTGGAGAAAATCTTTATTCGCGCGCCGTCTGCTCCGTCAACCTTACTTGCTTCCGAAACTTTAGCATTGGATACGAAAGGAGTAGAACCCTCAAAATATCCATTCAGAGCGAAGCCTACCCCTATTGAGTCATAGGCAAAATTCTTATTGAGTACATTTTCTATATTTAGCTTTCTTGTAAGCCAATCCCTTAATTGTTTTGCGTCCAGTTTATCAGACATATAGCAATTAGTTATATGACATCCGTCAAATATCCATAATACGGCTTTATCGACACCTCCGGCTGCCACGTCAAGTGAGGCATATTTTATTCCGTTAGTTTGTGGCGAATTATCAAAAAAGCGTCTCATTGCTGATTCTGAAATTAAAGAGTCACCCATATCAACAGGCTTCCAGCAGCACCGGGCATTACTTTGTTTTAACTTTGTGCCGCCCTTTAGCAATGCAGCCATATAATCACCACCACCTTTACCTTCTCCGGTTAGGTATGGATTTTCTGACAAGCGACCTTCAAAAATTGAAATTGATATGCAGCAGTCCATAGGAGAGTTGTATTTGGACATATTTTCATCCCAATAAGGCTCTATGTATTCCTTAGCCAACTCATAACATTCCTCTCTTGTCTCTCCCCACACGGAATCTGAAATCGTATCCCCGAATTGAAAAAAGTATAACTGCTTGCCATTCATGTCTTTACGGTGAAACCCAGTCTCAGGATCGAGCCATCTCGATATTAATTGTGCTATCCAACTTGACGAATCCGAGTTACACGTAGCGAAAATCTGACCGTTTAATCCATACGAATTTCTTAGCGTGGCAAATATCACATCAAACTTATCCATAGAAAGTTGAGTTATTTCGTCCACGTATATCGAACCGAAATTTTTGCCCTGAACTTGGTTGGAAAATATATCCAGTGGTGCGCTATAATTAACGAAACTAAGCCGCGCGCCCGAAGTCATATTCCACGTCATATTAGCCTGACTGGATAGGTAGGTTCCGAATTGACCAAATATCTTTTTAGATGAATCTGCGATACCTCCGACTCCGGCTGCATCCCTTACTTCTCGCCTTAAATACACCGCGTTATACTGTGGGTTATCTAAATGCGGTAATGCTTTCATTAATATAAGGTCTGTTTTTCCGCAACCTCTATTTCCGCAATAAATTACAATTTTGGATTGGCACTGGAATACATTAGTTTGAGAGCCATCGTTTAAAAAACGAGCGTTCTTTTTCTTCTTTAATTTTTGCGACTGTTGAAAAGTTAAAAGCATATTTATGGATATAAAAAAAGCCAACTATCCTAATTGGATAATTGGCTCTTTTTATTGGCTCTATTTAAAATTTATACGTTCCGCAAAGATACGGATTTAAGTTCATAGTTGGTCTTGTCATAGCAAAATAATTCAGACTACAAAGCAAATTAAGTTAAATCTTTAAATTATAAATTTTCGTAGGCACAACTGTACATATTAATCCGTAAATTTGTACTGTATCAGATTATTAGCGGAGTAGTCGCCGTAAAACTAACTTATTTTAAGAGTATCATATCGAAAACAGCCGACTACCTGTAATTGATATGATACTCGTTTTTTATTAACCATGAAAAATTTATTTAGTTTACAGGATTTAGATGGTGAAGTATGGGCTGACGTGCCGGAATTTGAAGGCTATTATAAAGGAAGCACAATGGGTAGAATTAAAAGTGTTGAAAAAGTATTATGGAATGGATTTGGACACTTTACACAAAAAGAGAGAATCTTAAAGGGATATGTAAATGTTCATGGGTATAGGGTTTTGGGTTTACGTAAAGATGGGGTTCATTCTAAAACTCCGGGGTTTCACCAGATAATAGCAATGTGTTTCTTAAACCATAAACCATGTCGGTTCGAGTGGGTTATTAATCATATTAATGCAAATAAATTAGATAACAGATTAGCTAATCTCGAAGTCTGCACGCAAAGATATAACACTACGGATGCGGCAAAAAGAAGGGAAACCACATCGGAATTTACCGGAGTGTGCTATCGAAAGGATAAGAACAACTGGTCTGCCGGAATAGGATATAATTGGAAGATGTATAACATAGGCTCATTTAAAAATGAATTGGACGCGAAGAAGCGATATGAAGATGCGTTGAGAGAAATTGAAAATGGAACTTTTGAATCATTTTTGGCTAAGATGAAAATAGACAGAAAGTTAAAATACACAAGTAAATATAAGGGTGTTTCCCTTCATAAGATGACTGGGAGATGGCAGTCTGTGGCACAGATAAACCACAAACATACATATATTGGTCTTTACGATACAGAACTTGAAGCCTATACCGCCCGTTGCAATTATATCGAATCCCTTAACTCAAAACCAAATCAAAACGCAGCATGAAATACATGGGAAGCAAGAATAGGATAGCAAAAGAAATCCTACCAATTATTTTAAAGGATAGAAAAGAGGGTCAATGGTATGTTGAACCGTTTGTAGGTGGTGCTAATATGATTGATAAGGTTGACGGTAATAGGGTTGGTTCTGACTTAAATGAACATCTGATTGAAATGTGGAAATCTGTCGCACACGGATGGATGCCGCCCGCAATAATAACAGAGGAAAATTATAATTACATAAAGCAAAACAAGGACTTAGATAAGACCTTAACCGGATATGCTGGTTTTGCACTAAGTTTTGGTGGAAAATGGTTTGGTGGATATAGAAGAGATGTTGCCGGAACGCAGGTTGACGAAGCACTTAAACAGGAAAATGAAAATACGCAAAGTAGAAGGTCTTATGATAATATGAAAGTACAACAGAAAGATTTATCCGGTGTAACTTTTGTAAACAAATCATATTCCGACTTAAAGTTAACGAAGCCATGTATTATATATTGTGATCCACCCTATGCCGGAACAACTAAATATAAAGACAGTTTCGACCATAAAGTATTTTGGCAATGGTGTCGCGAGATGACAATAGCCGGACATCAAGTATTTATTTCAGAATATAATGCACCGGATGATTTTGAATGCGTTTGGAGTAAAGAGGTTACAAACTCATTAAGCACTAAAACGACATATAAACCGACTGAAAAACTATTTGTATTTAATCTTAACTAATCAACCATGTAGCATGAACAACTTCAAAACAATCCAAGACGGTGAAATTGCATTAATAATGATGCACAACGGAGATGTTAAACAATTAGCATTATCAACGGAACAACATAATATACTCACAGCATTTGTTTCTGGTCTTACAAATGGTGATCCGGCAGTACTTATGGGAAGTGAATATGATCTGTGCTTGAAAACATCTATAACAAAATAATTGACATAGCAAAATTATTTTCATATTTTTATGTAAGAATAACAAATATATCAAATAAAAGCATTATCTTTGTATTCGTAATTAAACCAACCAATTTATGCCAACCTACACTATCCTAAAAGTATATTGCCCTTCTTGTGGCAAATGGATAGGAACTAATATAGATGCGGTTGGGAATATAGAATTATTTTGCAGAAATTGCAAGGAGGCTAAAGTTATTAAACTTAATCCAAATTAAATGAATAGAAACAACCGAACATATAAGCGTTTACTGAACGGAAATATAGTTTCAGAAATTTCTAAAATGCAGGATCGAATTAATAAGGACAAGTACAATATAGATGCGTTATTTATTGAGGCATGTTATTCAGGTGATGTTATTTGTGTATTATCGGATGACGATAGAATTAGCACAATCTACACGAAGTTGCGTGATATGAAAGAAAAAATTAGACAATACAAAGATAAATTCGGAGAACTATAACATTATCATAAACCGAATAGATATTATCCGAAACAACCCGATTAGTTTGGAGTAGGAAATATCTTATACAATACATATTATTAAACAGAGCTTTTAAAGCCGATACAGATTAACCTCTGTCTCGGCTTTTTTTATTTGCCATATTCGGAAAAACCGATGCGGATATATTAACTCATAAGAACTATGAAATTTCAAAAATCAGAAGTCAGAGAAAAAATCTCTGCAATCCTTACACTGAATGGGGCAACCCAACAAATGACTGAAAGGACTTTCAATTCAACATTAGACACCCTAATGAAATTTGCAAGTGAGGAAGTCGAATTAGATGCTTTCGTATCACAAATTTCGGAGTCGTTTACAACGATAGATGGTAATTTAAGATTTGAATCATCTGAACGTGCAAAAGCATTTGACCTTGCAAATCCGAAACCTAAGACACCAGAAGAACTGGCTGCTCAAAAGGTTATTGACGATGCAAAAGCCGCCGATTTGTTGGCAGAACCAGCTTGGGCGAAAGCTAACCGGATTGCACAGGAAGAACGATTTGCAGCAATGGAATTGAAACTTACTGGTGCTGAAACGGCTAAAACAGCCGAACAAAAACGTGCTGACATTTTAAATAAATCTAAATTACAGTTTACAGAACAAGTTATCAAAGTTTCCGAGCGATCATTTGATTTTTCAAAGGAAAATGCTGAAACCGAATTTAATGCTATCTGTGCTGAAAATGGAACTTTATTTGGTGTTAAACCACTTGCCGGAGAAGCACTGCCTACTGATTTTAAAGCACAGTTCGCGGCTCAAAAACAAGAATTAATTAAAGAAGGAGTAATTACTCCCGTAACAACTAACTAAACAATAACAAAATGGAAAATTTTGATTTAGGCGTTAGCGGTTCAGAATCTAAACAATACGGTGGCATGACCCCGATATGGCGACATATCGACAATGATGGCATCGAGGCGATAGGTGGTAATCTTAAAGTAGTATCGGACTTCAAAGCCGAATATGCTGGAACGATTATCCTTGCTGGAACTCCCGTTAACTTAACAGACAGGGTAATTACTATTCTGCCAACATACGAAGTAACCGATGCTTATGCAAATACGGTTGCCACTGTGATTAAAGTCAATTCTTATGGTCTTACTCGTAAGCCAAAAGTAGGTGATTTTATTATGACCGCCCCTGCCACTGTAGGAACTGTCGGTACTGGTGCTGCTATTACTGCCGTTGCGTTGGTAGCTGACAAATATGAACTGACCGTAGGTGTTGGTGCATTCGGTGCTGCTGTAGCTGCCGGAGCAATCTTAGTAGGTGCAAGTGCTACTGGTGCTGCTGCTTTAATCGCTACAATTCCAACAGGTCTTGTAAGGCGCGAAGTTAAAATAGCCACTGCCGCTGATGTTGCAAACGTGGCATCTGTATTTAACGGAGACATTTATATCGACCGTATTCAAGCTATCCCAGCTTGTGTTAAAGCCGTATTACCACAAATTCACTTTACAAAAGGATAATAGACCATGCAAGCAACAGGACTAAATTACTACGATTTGCTGCAATCAGCACAAGTAGACCCATCCCAGCTTTCTATATGGTTGGATGTGATGTTTGAGAAATACAATACTGCCATGTGGGATGGTTTTGTATTTGATACGACCCCTTTGATTGGATATAAATACGAACAATTCCAAGCCGAATTACAGAT